ATCTATTTAGAGGACGCTATTGACGTTCGTGAGATTAAAAATATTAAACTCGCCAATCAACTACTAAAACTTAAACGCAAATCTAAGCAAGAACGTGAAGAAAAATTAGCGATGCAACAGCAGGCTATGCAAGCCCAGCAACAGGCTCAGTCTCAGCAAATGGCAGCAGAAGCCGCTATACAAAAAACACAACTTGAATTGCAAGGTAAGATGCAGCTTAAGCAAGCAGAGATTGCTTTTGAGATTGAGAAGATGAAAAATGAGGCACAACTTAAGTCTCAACTTATGCAGCAGGAGTTCCAATATCAGATGCAGTTATCTGGTGCAGAAGGCGAAAATATTAAGTCTCGAGAGCAAATGAAAGAGGATGCTAAAGCCAAGAGAATTAGCCAACAAAGTACTGAGCAGTCAAAGCTAATTAATCAACGTAAAAATAACTTACCACCCATTAACTTTGAGTCAAATGAAGACTCATTGGATGGGTTTGATTTAGCGGAGTTTGAGCCTCGTTAAGTTGAAAAAATATAAAGAATTTAATCTTTATTTTTGTAACATAAAATTTATATCAAATGGAATTAAAAGTTAGAGCACTAGATGATGTGCAAGAAAAATCTGTGCAAGAAGTTGAACAAAAACTACTTGATAAAGCAGAACAACAAAATACTGAGCCAGTACAAGAAGTAGAGGTGGAGGTTAAAGAAGAAACTCCTGAGTCTCGAGAGCTTGGAGAGCAAGACGTTCTTTCATATATTAAGAATAGATACAATAAAGAGATAAACTCTGTAGATGATTTGTTTGAGCAAAAGTCAAGCAATGAAGATTTGCCAGAGGATGTCTCAGCCTTTCTTGAGTACAAGAAAAAAACAGGACGTGGAATCAATGACTACATGAAATTAAGTAGAGACTTTGGTTCTATGAACGAAGACCAATTATTAAGAGAGTATTTCAACACCACCGAAGAAGGATTGGATGATGAAGATATTGAGACTATCATGGAAGACTACTCATACGATGAGGAGTTAGATGATGATACCACAATAAAAAAAGCTCGCTTAAGAAAAAAGAAAGCTGTTGCAAAAGCTAAGAGTTTTTTCAATGAGCAAAAAGAAATGTACAAACAACCCCTTGAGTCAAGTTTGGTTGGTATTTCTGAAAGCGAAAAGAAACAACTCGAAGTCGCAAAACAGTATATAGAGCAGTCACAAAGCTATGAAGAAGAGCTTGGGCGTAGACGAGAATGGTTTGAAAACCAAACCTCATCTTTTTTTAATGACAATTTCAAAGGTTTTGAATTTAAAGTCGGAGACAAAGATTTAGTTTACTCACCAGGGGACGTTCAAGAGATTAAAAAAAATCAGTTAGACTCATCTAATTTTATTAATAAGTATTTAGATGACAATAATATGATTAAAGATATCCCTGGATACCACAAAGCAATGGCTGTAGCAATGAATCCTGAAAAGTTTGCTAAGTTCTTTTATGAGCAAGGCAAATCTGATGCGACTGACGATGTTACACGCAAAATTAAGAACATCCAAATGGATGAGCGTAGAGCGCCTGAGGTTACCAGTAAGGGAGGAATGCAAGTTAGATCGGTTAGTCCAGACTCAGGTCGGGGGTTAAGGATCAAAAGTAAAAAATAAACATTTTAAAAATTAGAAATTATGGCAGTTTTAAGCTCCCCTACATATAGTTTACAGCCAGCACCAGAACAAGTTGCTTTGGCTACTAACTATATCACAAATTTCGATTTCTTGAATCAGTATCTTCCTGATACTTATGAGAAAGAATTCGAGCGTTATGGAAATCGTACTATCAGCTCATTCTTACGAATGGTTGGTGCAGAGCTTCCATCAAACTCTGACCTTATTAAATGGGCAGAACAAGGACGTTTACACATCAAATACACTAGCGTTGGTACAGCCGCTACTGCAACATCTGATGAGGCTTTATTCCAAGTAAACGACACTCTTACTGGGAACATCGGAATCCGTTTAGGACAAACCGTTATGGTTGTTCAAAATAACGGAAGCGGTAGCAACAAAGGTATTGTAACTGACGTTGATACTGCAAACGACCAATTCACTGTTGCTTTCTATGAAGCAGGTGGTTTGGTTACTGCTGGTACTGGTGTTGGAAACGCAGACGTTACTGTATTTATTTATGGTTCTGAATTCAAAAAAGGTACAGCTGGAATGACTGGTTCATTAGAGGCTGAAGATGAAATCTTCGAGAACTCTCCAATCATCATCAAAGACAAGTACGCTGTAAACGGATCTGACATGGCTCAGATTGGTTGGGTTGAAGTAACTACTGAAAACGGTGCTTCTGGATACCTTTGGTATTTGAAATCAGAGCATGAGACTCGTCTTCGTTTTGACGATTATCTTGAAACCTCTATGATTGAAGCAGTTCCTGCTGAGGCTGGATCTGGGGTAGTTAACTCTACATTAAACCCTGACTTTGGAAACAAAGGTTCTGAAGGTGTATTCTACGCTGTTGAGCAACGTGGAAATATCTGGGGCGGTGGTAACCCTGCTAACTTACAAGACTTTGATAGCATCATTGCTCGTCTTGACAAGCAAGGTTCTATTGAGGAAAATGTATTGTTTGTAGATCGTGACTTTGGTTTCGATATCGACGATATGTTAGCTACATTGAATGGTTATAATGGTACAGGTGCTGCAAACTCTGCATCATTTGGATTGTTTGACAACGATGTTGATATGGCCCTTAATTTAGGATTCAGTGGTTTCCGTAGAGCTTATGACTTCTACAAAACTAGCTGGAAATACTTGAACGATATCACTATGCGTGGTGGATTACCAAGCGGTTCAGGTTCAGGACGTGTTAATGGTTTGTTGGTTCCTGCTGGATCTACAACTGTTTACGACCAAATCCTAGGTAAGAACGCTAAGCGTCCATTCTTACACGTGCGTTACCGTGCGTCTGAGACTGAAGATCGTCGCTACAAAACTTGGATTACTGGTTCTGCTGGTGGTGCAATGACTAGCGACTTGGATGCTATGGAGGTTCACTTCCTATCAGAGCGAGCTGTATGTACTATGGGTGCAAACAACTTCTTCTTGTTCCAGTCGTAAGACTATTTATAAAAGGCAGGGGCGACTAGTTCGCCCTTGCTTATTTTAACTTTAAATTATATCAAATGAAAAAACAAAAACAACTTGTGGACAAGGTCTACAAGCTTACCAGAGATGCAGCACCACTTTCTTTTATGCTGCCAGCAAGAAACACTAGAAGATATCCTTTATTATGGTTTGACGAAGAGGCTGGATACAACCGCCCTTTACGTTATGCCCGTAACCAAAAGTCTCCGTTTGAAGATGAGCAAGATGGCAACGCTATCCTTGAACCAATTATTTTTGAGAATGGATTCTTAAGTGTTCCAAAAACCAATCCTGTTCTTCAGGAGTTTTTATATTACCATCCATTAAATGGAAAGAAATTTGTAGAGATTGATAATGAAAAAGATGCACAATCACAGCTGGATAAAATATCTTTAGAGGCTGACGCATTGATTGAGGCTAGATCATTGAGCATCGAACAAATGGAAATGGTTTGTCGTGGATTGTTTGGGAAAGACCCGTCAACTATGACAACTTCTGAGCTTAAGCGAGACATTTTAGTTTTTGCTAAGCAAAATCCTTCGGGATTCTTAAACGCAATTAGTGACCCTCAGATGAAGCTTTACGCTAAGGTTCAGTTCTTTTTAGACAATAAATTATTAGCTTTTAGAAATAATCAAAAAGAGGTTTACTTTAACTTGGACGGCAACAAAAAAAGAATGCTGTCTATCCCATATGGTAAAGACCCGGTTGAAATTATAGCATCATACCTCCAATCCGACGAAGGACTGGAAATATTAAAAATGCTTGATTCTTATGCAGAATAATTTGTATATTAAATTATTGTATGTAAATTAGCATATCGGTTTTTTTTACTGTTATCATGAATTAGTTATGAGGAGGTCTAGAAATTAGGCCTCTTCTTTTTTTATTATCTTTGTGGAAACATTTGAAAGATGATTAACTCGGTAAGAAACACTGTCCTTTCAATACTCAACAAAAACAATTACGGCTATATCAGTCCATCTGATTTTAACTTGTTTGCCAAGCAAGCCCAATTAGATTTGTTTGAGGATTATTTTGTTGGATATAATACCCAGGTAAATAACGAGAATTTACGAAGAGCCGGTACGGGATATGCAGATATGACCAAGGGGCTAGAAGAGGCTATTGATGTTTTTTCTGTTACCAATCCACTTGCCAATAATTTATTAAATCAGTTTTTTTTACCTAGCCTCACTACTACTGGTGACGATTATTACCTAATTAATAAGTGTTTGATATTTTTAGCATCACTAGATACCGGAACAACAGATGGTACTACAGGGGGTAACAATGGCGTTGTAGACTCAACTAAAGATTTTGTAGCCGCAGGTGTAGCTATAGGTGACTATGTGGTAGTACAAATTGGATCAGAGGTTTCTTTACTTACAGTAACTAACGTAACCACTACTATTTTAAATGTAAATAACAATGGTATTACTACTACTGGGAATTCATATGCTATATACAAAAGAAGTGCAGTTCAATATGAGGCTGAAAAAGTATCTAATAGCAAAATAACTATGCTAAACAATTCTCTTTTGACCGCACCAACTGCACAATTTCCTGCATATACCCAGGAGAGTATATACTTGAATATTTACCCAGACACAACTTATGACGTTGGGCAAGTAGTTTTGCAATATATCAGATATCCAAAGGACCCGAAGTGGACCTATGTGTCTATTGGCGCAGGAGAGCCTGTGTTTGATCAGTCTCAATCTGACTACCAAGACTTTGAATTGCCGATTGAAGACGAAACAACCTTGGTTACTAAGATATTACAATATGCTGGCTTAAGTATCAGAGAGGCTGAGGTGGTGCAGTTTGCAAGAACAGACGAAATGTTAGACAAGATGCCTGCTCAACCAGCAACAAGAACTAGATAAATTAGATAAAGATGGCATACCTATCAGAATACCAATATTATATTAACAATGAAAATTGGGGGTCATACCAATATGTAAGCCTACAGGATATTGTAAACAACTTTATGCTTATGTATGCGGGTAACCACTCTTTAATTAATAACGAGGAGCGTTACAAGGTTTTGTTCCATGCAAAGCGTGCTATACAAGAGCTTAACTATGATGCGTTTAAAGAAATTAAGATATTAGAGCTTAGTGTGTGTGACTCGCTAAGGTTTGTTTTGCCACATGATTATGTGAATTGGGTTCGTATCTCTTTGTACAAAGATGGTTTACTAAGACCACTTACGGAAAACATCCAAACAAACTACTCTAACGCATACCTTCAGGACAACAACTGTTACATTTTGTTTGATCAGAACGGCGGGATACTAAGACCACAGAACTCAGGTATTGATATGGACCGTCTTGCGGGAACAAAGAAAAGTATTTACCTAAACCAAGGTAGTCCTTACCACGGACAAGAGGGTTACTGCATAGATGGTTCTTGGTATTTTGATTATAACATTGGAGATCGTTTTGGATTAAACACAGAGACAGCAAACTTTAACCCAACATTTAAGATTGACAAAAAGAACGGGGTAATAAACTTTAGCTCTGACATGGCGGGAGAGCTGTGTATTTTAGAGTATGT